AATTAGTTTCATATAAATTATTTAATAATTCTTTTAATTTCATATTTTTTTTTATTTTAATTCCCTGTTGAACCGAATCCATTAGCACCCCTATCGGTTTGTTCTAATTCATCTACTTCAACTAGCATAATTTTTGGTAATTCAATGAAAACGATTTGGCCAATTTTATCACCAACATTATATACCTCTTTTTTCTGTGTTACTGAATATGATTTGGTATCATCAAAATTTAAAATCAATTCACCAGTATATTCGTTATCAATTACACCAACAGCATTCTTAAGCATAAGGTCTTTCTTAACAACAGAACTTCTTGAGAAAATAAATCCACCAATACGTGGTGGCATTTGTACAGCAATACCAGTATGGTATTTAAGTGTATTATTTGTACCTTGTTCTATTGAGGTACAGTACAAATCGTAACCACTATCCGTTTCGTAACCCTTTGTAGGTGTAATGGCAGTTGATATTAACTTTTTAAATTTTACAACAAAACAATCAAGTAGTTCTGTATCATAACTATAATTTTCAATTTCGGATATCATTTTATACCCTTCAGTTTCAGCATCACTCATTTTTTTCTATTTTTTTTTATTTATATTATTTTAATCATTTTCGTCTGCATACTTATTTAATTGGTAATCACCAATAATTTTTTTAATTTCATCCATTTCACTTGTGATTAATTTAAACTCTTTTCTAACTGGATATTTTTTATTTTTTGCAATATTCTTACTAAAGAATACCCCTTGTGATTCAGATGACTCAAATTCGTTATAAAAATCCATTGGAATGTTTGTATATGAAAACATATTACCTCTACCGAATGCAATATATAATAATTTGGTTTGAACAAAATAAATTGATTTTAAAATACTTGTTGAGTCATAGACACATTCAATATATCCCAAACTATCATCATCTGTGTTTTTTACGATTGTTTTACTTACTAACATAATTTACTTTTTTGCAAAGATAATATAATTTTATCATAAAATCAAGTAATTTTATAAAAAGTATTTATAATAAAAATAAAAACATGTCTATACCACAAAAAAGAAAAATAAACATTGATACCAACCCAATTAAATCTGGTGATGAATATATGAAATTTGGTTTGGATAGAATTAATGAGTTAATGTTGGCTACTGATTATAAAACCAAATATTTACCAAGAACAATTAGATTAGAGGATTTAGATTTAGCATTGTTTGAATATATTTCTAATAAAAATATGCAGATTATTATTGATGGTAATATTGTCCCAACATTTTATTTAGAAAACGATAGATGGGGTGAATTTTCAAAAACATGGAAGTTTACTGATGATGATAAAAACGTACCAACACCATATGTAACAATACGTAGAATTAATAAATCAGTTGGAACTAGAATTGGTACTAAGTATCGTGTACCACAATCAAAAAAATTCTGTTATTTAAATGTACCTATTCTAGATGAGGGTGAGGTAATATATTTACAATTTAGAATGCCTGAACCTGCGAATGTTGATTTAACTTATGAGGTAACCCTTTTTACAAAATACAGAGTTGATGTTAATGTATTTGATGAGAAAATATTAAGATGTTTTGCATCAAAACAGGATTATATACATGTTAATGGAACACCACTACCTTTAACATTTGAAGGATTTGCTGAATCAAATCCTATTGAAAACGTTGATGGTGATAAGTTTTATGTTTCAAAATATGCTGTTAAATTACAAGGTACTTTAATTGATGAAAGTGAATTCGAAATAGTTAAAACATTAAGAAAAACTAAAATTAACTATAATATCAATTAAAAATATTTACCTGTTTTATAATCAAACGTTATAAATTTATTATCATCATTTGATGGGTATTGTTGTTTAACATCATTCTTTTTAATTAATGTATTATCAATCTTATTTGAGTATTCCTCATTATTTAATAATTCTTTAAAAACAATAATATTATTATCAAAATCAAGAAATTCCCAGGTTTTATCTGTGTTATTTATTCTAATCTTCCCAAACATTTTTTCGGATGTTATTATTGAGTTGTAATTGTTGTTTAAAAACGTTGTAATTTTACCTGTTTTAGCATTAAAAAAACTAAATCTACAATACAATATATTTTTTTTAGTTTTACCATTTAGATAATATTCAGGTATATAAATATTTGAAATTTGAGTTATTTCCAAATTACTTAAACCTAAATAAAAAACTGGTGTATTGTTTAACTTTGTTATGTAATTAGTACTTATTTTTTTTTGTGTTTTAAAATCATAAGTATCAAAAATATCAAAAATAAAAAAACTATTTTTAAATGGTGGTTTTTCATGCAATATATCATCATCACTAAAACCAGCATCAATCCATCTAACATATAATATACTTGTTGAGTCTTCAACACCAAAATGAAAGTAAATGTTGCGTGGAAATTGTTTACTATAATCAAATCTTCGTTTTTCGAAATCAACTGGTTTGTTTATTGATTTAACCTCTTCATCTTTTAATAAATCATTAACTTCTTTATAAACACCATATTCTTTAGTGTTATTATATAGGGCAACCTTTAAATTACTATCAAGATTATTTAATAATATTTGTTCTTTTATTATTTGCATGGCTTTCCAAAATCATTCATGTTATTATTAGGTAATATTGCTGTTACTTGTGGGTTTGTTGTAAAGTTTATTTCGTTAAAGATATTATATGTATTTTCATCATTTAAATCAGGTTTTATATTAAGTATTGCTGATTTAAAGAAATATCTTTTATTATTAACAAATGGTAGATTATTACCATCGCCAGTTAATGCGTCTAAACTATTTTCAGGTAATATATTCCTCCATACAAATACATTCTCATTAATTTTGGTAGCATGTTCAGGTATGTTATCTGTTAAATCATATAATGGGTTATTTAAATCAACTTCATATTTATATGCACTTAAATATCTTAATTTTAATGGAATTAAAGGGTTATATTTCCATACTATATTTTTTTCTATATTATTTTCAAAATATGGTGTTTCAATATAGAATGTTTGATTTGTTGTTATATTTTGAGTATAGTTATTTTTATCATATTTAACAATATCTGAAATAATATAATTATTTTCAGTTTGTAAAATATCACCAACATTAAAATCCGATTTATTATTTGAAACTCGGTCTCCAATATTATGGTTTCTATTCCAAACAGTACTATAAAGTTTTTCGATTTGTTTTGTATTTGGTTTATTATAATATTGGACAAACATATATATTTCATTAATAGGAAAATTAAACCAATCATAAGCATCCCTCAAATCAACATCAATATTTAGTACAAATGAGTATTGTTGTTGATTAAATATGGTTTTTGAAAACCCTGAATTAAAAATGTTAAAATGTTTTGGTTCAGCAATAACCTCAAAACTACGTTTATAGTAATTTGTTAATGGTATTTTTTCATATAGTATTGTTGATGGTTTAACTAAATATATTTTAAATGAATCAAATATATTTTTACTATTATTATTTTGTTGTAAAAAAAAATCCTCTAATTTATTATAATCTTTTTTTAAACCGTTTAATAGTGATAAAAATTCAATTCTACCATGTATTCTATAAATTGGTGTTGATTGTCTTTCTGAATTAAAAACTTCAGAAGAATCAATAACCGTATTTAGATTAAACTCATTAAATTGATATTCATTATTATGTAACGATATTTTAATATCAATATCCTTATTTACACTATTTAGATTTTTATATTTATTTCCTAATATCACCATCACTATACTAAATTTAATTCAAATAAATAATTTATAACATTTGATTCACCAAACCCTTTATAAAAATATGTGGTATTTACATCACCAGTAACTGATGTATAAATTCCATCCGTTTGTTTCACAACATTACAATACACTTTACAACTATTTGGTGTTGCCATATGCCAATGATTAGGTCCGCTTTGAATTTGGGTGTTTGGTATATTTACACCGTTTCTATATTCATTACCAATTAAGTTTATATTATTATTTGTAACACAAAAACCTTTGGTTGGTATATTATACATTGTATGAATATCCTGTATTGGTACATCAACAATGTCAGTCCAGTGTATATCTGGTCTTGCAAAACAAGATGTATCAATAGTATTAGCAGCAACAATATCATTATTAGGGTAAACATAATAACAATTAAAATCTTTTTTTAACGTTGGGTTATTGTTTAAGGAACTTGTTTGCATACTAGTGTAATCACTAGTATAAACATAATCAGTATAATTTAAATCACTAACACCTTTGGTTAATTGTGGAAAATGTATTGATATGTTCATCCAATTAATACCAAATGCTGGCTTATTTGTTGAAATATCTATACCTGAAGAATATACAATATTTGAGGGAAATTGGTATTCATTATTTTCGGTTGATATTATACCAACATCAGTATCTAGGTATGTATATGTATTTAAACATGTTTTATTTAAAAACCCATCAACATTATCAGTATCCTGAGTATCATCAAAATGGTTAGGGTCATTACCAGTTATTGAGTGAAATCTTGATAATGTATAAAATTTATTCTTTTGGAAAAGTTTACTTTTTATTTTCCATTTATTATTTAGTGTTTCAGCTAAATAAGCCCACTCATCATCACTATAATTAGATGAGTCAATAGCATTTTCATATGGATATAATGCTGTACCATGTTGTGGAAATTTATATCTTACTCTATATGGTATAACATTTAAATTATTACTAAAAGGTATTAAATCATTACTTATATCATTACCCAATTCAATTGTAATAAAACCTCTAAATTCATCATAAACACCACCATCATAATAATCAGGTACATTGACAACATTACCATTATCATTTGTTATTTTTTTCTTTCGGTTACATGGTATTAAAAAAACAAAATCACCATTTCTTTTATATGATATATATTCCGATTTATCTAATAATTTTATATCTTCTTGCGGATTTATATTTGTTCCTGATATTATATCTTCATCAGGTATATTATCTGGATAATAATATATATTTTCCAAAACAACACCATTTCTTTTACCAGATATGTTTATTGTTTCAGTTACATCACTAGCCGCATAATACATACCAATGCGAGCATTTGTAAATGTTTGAATATTACTTTTTGAACCCCAATGCCCATTATAACCATCAGTAAAAGCACTACCAAAAAGTACAAAATATGATTTTATTGTTGTTCTAATTCTAAAATCTTGTCTAGTAATACCAATTTCAAAATTTTCTTTATCACCCCAAAAAGGTATTATATTAACACTAATATCTTGTGTTTCAATATTAGGTAAATCTTTTAAATCACTACTATTTTTAACGTTTTTTTTATCACTAGTAAAATAATTACTAGGGTAACCCAATTCACTAATAATTGATGCTGGATTCATACTATAATCACCAATATCTGTGATGTCAACACTCATATGAACTGTTTGTACCCCAACTGGAACACCAAATATCATATAGTCACCAGATTCATTAGTTACCGTAGTGTATTTGTAATATTTTTCATATATTTCAAACAAAACATCATTAGTAACAATTTCTTCTTTTGTTGGAAATGACCCAAATGCTTGTTTTGGTTTTTTTAAATTAGAAACTGGGTCTAATCTTGAAACCCTTGGTAATAAATTATATCTTTTACCTTCATTATTTTTATCTCTAGGGTTTTTATATGGATAAATACTAAATAATTCATCATTATTAACATCATTTTCACTAATTGGTATAAATATACTAATCTTAGCATTTGGAATACCAACATTATCATTAGCAATAACCCTACCAATTAACACACCATAATCAGAATTAAAACTTTGATAAATATTATCACTTGTTAAGCTTAATGATAAAAATTCTAACTTTTCAACCTGTTGTTCGAGGTTAATTTTTATATATGTGTTATCAGTATTACCACTATTAAATAAAATTCTTTGTGTTTTATTCGGATACATAAATTGTTATTAAGTTTTGTAAATTATTGAATTTATTCTACTCCTATAAGAGTTCATGCTAAATGAATGCTCATTCGCATGAACATTCATCGACCTTAATCTGTGTTGGAAAGTTTGGTTACCCAAACTTTCTCCCAAGGTCTTGTATATCATCACCCAATTAGTTGCAGTTTCACATAGAGCATCTCTGCGATATTTAAATATCGCATCCAAAGTGTCTATGTCCTTATTACTAATTATTGGGTAAAACATACCTTTATTATATTTAAATAATCCCCTACGTCCAATTTCAACACTTGCTGAAGCAGCATCACCATAAGGGTGTTGGATATTACCTATAAATGAAGAATAGCATGGGTTAACTTTAATTAGAGTTACCCCCATTTCATTACATCTTCTCGCTATTAAATTATTTAATAAACCTCTATTCCATATGTTTTTTATTTTTCTATTACTTTCTTTATTTCCATGGTCTTTATCTTTAAAATTCAACTCTTCCATTATAAACGATGAACATTTATAATGCTTTGCAATTTTAAACAATTCTTTTATGATAATGGTTAACTCATATTTCCTTTTGTTGTTTTGTTTTAACTGACCATCACTACTAGTTGATAAACTTAATCTACTTGATAATTTATCATAATCAAAACATCCAACACGAATTATTTTATAATCATCATTTATCATTTGTAATATTGAATATCCTATATTAGTAGGGTTTAAATCAATTGAAATACATCTGTTGTTTATTTTTCCTTCAAGTTTTCTATTTTCTTGTTCTCTATAGTATTCTTTATAACAATCCTTAATGGTTTGTTTTTCTATGTCTTTCGATAAATGTTTATTCTTGATTTCTATAACTTCTTTTCTCCTTGAAACTTCATCAATACCATAACCATTAACAATTTCTTCATCATAAGTAAGATATAAATAATCACTATCCAACCTAACTGATATAGGTAATTTATTATTACCACTTAATTCTGATAATTGATTCAAAATAACTTCTTGTCTTTTGTTAAATTTAAATTCAATGTTTATTTTAATTCCTTGTTGGGGTTTATATTGACAAATACCTTTGGATAAATTATCAAAGTTAAAAAACCTATTACTTTTTTGATTTGCCTCACCCATTAAAAACAAAGGTAAAATTCTATTCTTCTTAAATTCTAAACGTAATTTCTTTAATAATATCTCATCCTTTAAAGGTTTATTACATTCATTAGTAATATCACCCAATAATTTTCTACCACCAAATACAATATTTTGATTAACACTTTTATTAAGATGAGATAACCTATTTAAAAGTTTAAATTTTTTATGCTTATTAGTTATAGAATCAATGTTATTATTTATATCTTTAATCTTTTGTAATAGTTTTTCTTTTTGTTTTAATTCTCTATCTTTAAACGATTTAACATCAGTTAATAAAGACCTGTATTCAATGTCATTTAGATTAAAGGTTTTCTTAAATTTAATAATAAAATTAACATCAGATGATTCATCAATCATCTTATGCATTCTTCTGAATGCATAAGAATAATTATTACATTTATTTTGTATAAATGCAACATCAGATATGTTTTTTATATGTAATTTAAGGGTTATCATTTTTTTTTAGTATTTTTTAATCTTTATTCAGATTTTATTTATATATAAATAGTTAAAAAAAAATAAATTGTTTTCATATAATCTTTATAATGTATTTATTCATAAAAACAATTTATTATAAATACATTATAAAAAAAAGTGAATTTTTTTTATTAAAAAAAACACATAAAAAACATAGATTTTTTAAAAAAAATAAAAAAAAGTAAGGTAAAAAAAATAAAAAACGAAAAAAACCATTTTTTTAATGTTTTTAGCAACCCGTTTTAGGGTCATTAAAACATTGATTTACTGCTTTTGCGTTATTTTTTAGTATTTATGAAAAACAAAATTAGTACAAAAAATAACAATAAAAAATTAAAATAATAAACATGGCAGAATTTGTATTTACACACCCTGGTGTTAAATTTAAAGAACGTGATATTACATATACATCTCGTAATATCGGTATAACAACTTTAGGTCTTGTTGGTGAAACCTTAAAAGGACCAGCATTTGAACCTATATTTGTTAAAGATAAAGCTGAATTTTTAAGTAGATTTGGTGGACAAAGCGTAAAAAAATTACCTAATGGTAATCTCCAATATCATTTACCTTATGCTGCAAATGCATATTTAAATGAATCAGACCAATTATATGTTACAAGAGTATTAGGACTTAGTGGATATGATGCTGGTACTGCTTGGGCAATTACACTTAACTCAGGTTTAGACCCAGCAACAGTTGTTACAACAAGTGGAACAACATATACTGATAATTTTGAAAATAATATCTATATGGGTGTTACTTTAAATCAAGTTGGTGATAGTGGCGTTTCATTTAGTGGATTTGAAAAAATTAATGATGTAGAATTTAGCGGTACATCATATAGTTTTATTGCTACTGAACATACAACAGGTGAAACTGGTACTGTTTCGGTAACCACAACAATTTTAACTGGTAGTGGTTATACCGAATTTAATAATATGGTTTTAGGTGTTATTAGAAGTAGAGCTAATGTTGTTGATGTTATTAATGCAGCACCAAATACCGTTTTTGTAACAACATCATTAATAATGTCAGGAAATACTACTAATATAGGTACTGGTAATTTATATGGTAATTTTACATTAAAAGCTACTGGTATGGGAACACAAAAATATGTTGTGTCCTTAAACCCTAATGGTACAAACTTCTTACCTTATGTTATTGGTTCAGAACCAAAAGATAAAAACACCATGATTTATGTTGAATCAATTTATCCTGATTTAATACAAAAAATTGATGGTGATGGTGATGAATTTGCAGAAGAATTAGAAGTATTTGGTGTTAGTGGTATTTCACCCTACGCATATGGTATTAACACAACATTATCAATAAATGATGTTAACACACCTGAGAAATATAAAAAACAATTTAAAACACCAGAGACTCCATGGGTTGTTTCTGAAGTTAAAGGTAATACTGTTGATAGATTATTTAAATTTATAAGTATTTCCGATGGTAATGCTGGTAATCAGGAAATTAAAATATCAATCACAAACATTAACCCAATTTCACACGAGTTTGATGTTGTTGTTAGAGATTTTAACGATACTGATAACAATGTTGTTATACTTGAAAACTTTACTAAATGTAGTTTATATCCAACACTTAACAGTTATATTGGAAGAAGAATTGGTGATAATGTGGGTGATTATAAACTAAACAGTAAATATATTATGGTTGAAATTGCTGATGATATAACACCAACCGATTTTCCTGCTGGTTTTGAGGGTTACCCTTTAAATAATTTCAGTAATAGTATTGCACCTAAAGTATTCTATAAAACAAAATATAATCCAATTGATAAAGTTAAGAAAACATATTTAGGTATTTCTGAAAAGGGTTACGATTATGAAAACAGTAATGGTATTGGTATTAACCAAAATTTATTTAATTTTAATGGTGAAGTTAGTGAATCAACACATGTATATTCAAAAGGTTTTCACATGGATATTGAAGCTATTAATATAGTATCACACCAATCAGGATTTGAAGTTGGTGAGGGTAGATTTCAATCAATTGAAGATGTAGAGATTCCAGGTCAAACATACTCAAATATATTAAATCGTAAATTTACATTAGTACCTTTTGGTGGTTTTGATGGTTGGAATGTACATAGAATTGGGCGTTCAAACACTGACAATTTTGTTTTAAATGGTATCTATGATGGTGTTTCAGTTAATGGAAAACCAACTAATGATTTTCAAGCATGGGAAAGTGCAATTAATACTTTTGCAAACCCTGAAGAAATAACTATCAATCTATTTGCAACCCCTGGTATTAATTTTGATGAAAATACTGTTTTAGTTAGAAACACAATTGAGATGATTGAGACTTCAAGAACCGATTCACTATATGTTATCGATTCACCCGATGATACCACACCAATGGTTGTTGGTGAAACAAGTAGAGCTGATGTACTTGCTGCTGATGCGATTGTTGTAAAATTAGAAACTGCTGATATTGATAGTAATTATGCATGTACTTATTTTCCATGGATACAAATTACCGATAATCAAAATAACATCAACCTATACATACCACCAACAGGTGAAGTATTAGCATCTATGGCGTACACCGATAATAAATATTATCCATGGTATGTACCAGCAGGTTTAGATAGGGGAACTATTAACGCAAATAAATGTAAATTTAAATTATCACCTGAAGCTAAAGGTATTCTTTATGAGGGTAGGGTTAATCCAATTGTTGATTTTCCTGAAACTGGAACAGCTATTATGGGACAAAAAACATTACAAGTTAAACAAACAATGTTGACTAGAATTAATGTTCGTAGATTGGTTCTAAGAATTAAGGTATTAATTTCAAATATTTCAACAAAATTATTATTTGAACCTAACGACCAAGTTGTTATTGACCAATTTAAAGAAAAAGCAATTCCTACATTAGATGCTATTAAAAGAAATCGTGGTTTACATGGTTTTAATATTCAAATGGATAATACTAACAATACACCCGAAACTCGTGATAGAAATGAATTATATGCATCAATTAGTTTACAACCAACATCTGCTGTTGAGTTTGTTGGTATAGAATTCATATTAACACCAAGTGGTGCATCTTTCAAAGACTAACAATAATTAAATTATGTGGGTGCTTAATAACACCCACATATAAATTTTAAATAAAATGGAAAAAAAAACAAACACTAAAAAAAATAATAAAACAATCACCCCTATCATTAAACCTGAAATAATTGAGGAATCTGTTAGTATTGAGGATGTTTTAATTAATGATGATTTGGAATTAAACACTAAAAATCTTGATTCTAACGAACTAATTGTAAATAATGATAATATACACCAAATTGATGAAATTAAACCGTCAGAGGGGACTGAAATTGTTATTTTAGATTATATTAATTTAAATTATGCACAACAAAAATCATTAAGACGTACTGGTAGATTAAAATAAATTTATTAGTATTTATAAAAAAGAAAAATAAAAAGAAAAATATAAAAAAAATATAAACTATGAGTGATTTAATTAGAGGAATTCCATTTGAATTTGAACCTAAAAGAAATAATAGATTTGTTGCTGAATTTCCAACAGAATTGGGTATTGAAGTTTGGAAAATCCAAAAATTTAAAAGACCTAAAATGAACATAAATTCAGTTGGTATTGATTTTATGAACGAAAAGAACTATGTGGCAGGTAAATATACTTGGGAGTCGATGAGTCTTACTTTTCTAGATACTATTGGTCCATCAACATCACAACAATTAATGGAGTGGGTGAGATTACATGCTGAATCATTAACAGGTAAAATGGGTTATGCTGCAGGTTATAAGAAAAACATTATATTAAAATCATTAGACCCTAACGGTGTTGAAATTGATAAATGGTTTTTGGAGCAATGTATGATAACATCAGTAGATTTTGGAGATAATGATTATGGTAATGATGAATTGGTTAATATAACTGTTGAATTCATAATATGTAAAAAACAAAAAAAAGATACTATAAGTATCTTTTTTTTTATTTATTTAATAACATTAATTCAACATATTTTTTTCTATCATAAGTTTCAATAATTTTATAATTTTCATTATTGTGTGAAACCCATACTAAATAAGATTTACCTAATTTAACATTAATATATTTTTCAATAATATGTTTATATAATTCCAATTGTAATGAATATATTTCAATATCACAATCATCCAAATCACATAATATACCTTTTAATTTGTATCTATCATTACTAAAAGTTAGGTTTTTATTTGTTTTATAATCCCATATTTGATATTCATTAGCTTTTACATTAAAAAAAAGTTTATCAACCATACCACCAATTAACAATTCCTTATCATAGATAACATATTCACATTTAATTGGTATTAACTTGTTGTATGTATCTCTATAGAAATTATCAATCATTTTTTTTGTTAAAATATATTCATCATACACTGGGTCAAAACCAAATTTATTAATAACCAATTCCTTTGGATACTCATATTTTTTATTTTGAAATAAGTTTTCAGCATAATTATGAATTAAAGAACCTTTCATCGTTCCTTTTTCATTTATAAATTTCCATAATCTTTTTACCTCATATTTTTCAATACCAAATTGGTCGGCTTTAATTTCGGACCAATATTCTTCATCAAAAGGTGTTTGATATTGATGAATTAGTGTTGTTACTGATATTAACTCTTTACCATCATAATAATATTTATGTGGTTCGTCAAAGAATTTAACATCATTAAATTCAGTAAAAAATTTGTTTATAATTTCCATTCTGCAAAAATACAGAAAATTTTAATTAATTACAATGTTTTTTTGTAATATTTTTTCAAAATCTATTTTTTTTAATTCATTAATAACATTATTACTATCAGGTGTTAATCCAGAATAACCATGTAGGTGTTCTAATATAGCATTTCTCATAATATTTAATGCCGCTAATAAATAATCACCCCTAGGTATTGGATGTCCAGTTTCAAAAATATTAATCCTGTCTTCAGGGGTTAACGATGTTGGTTTATATTGGGGAGTACCCGAATGTGATATTAAGGCAATCTTATCACTCATTATAACACTGTTACTATTATAAACGTTATCAATATTTTTATCATAATTCAAACTTATTTCAGCAGGATTTTTTAAATTTAACTGAAACATATTTTCATTTTCATGTTTTCCTGCTCTAATTCTAACAATGTTTTCACTTAAAACAATATCAGTATTAATTCTACCAATAATAGCAATATCATTAGTATTTGGTAAAACCCCCTTAGCATCTGGATATGTTGAAACGGGTTTATCTGGTCTATAATATCCAACTTTTGATGTTGATAGTGCAGTATAATAATTATCATAATTAATTTTATGTGTTTGTGATATAACACTACCAACCCAATATCTAACCCTTTGTGGATATTTAGTATCCTCTAAAATTATTCTAACAACCTCACCTTCTTTAGGGGTAATATGTAAAAATCTTGGTAGTAGTGGGTATGAGTATGGTAAATTTTCATCACCAATTTTATTATCAACACCAATTATTCTAACTTTAAGCCTACCACCATCTTCAGGGTCATTATTTGATACAACAACACCATTATAAACACTTCTAGTATTGCTTATTGTGGTGTTTTTACCATTTAAATCATTATTATAAACATTATAATCCATTGTTATTATTTAATTCTGAAACTATTCTAACATATTCTTTTTCAATTATATGTAACTCTTTTAATTTTTCATTTATTTTGAATTCGATAATATCGGATTCTTTTGTAAGTTCAATGATATCGCTTTTAATTTTTTCATGCTTACTCACAACATCATTCATTTCAATTGTTAGTTTTTTTACTATATCATCCATAATTATTGTATTATACCAAACCCTTTTACATATGTAACCGAAGCACCAACAACCGTTACAGGACCTGTTGGTGAGATTCCAGATGCGTTTATTGTTATTCCTGGTGGTATTGCAACCGAAATAATACTTTCTTGTTGTAATGCTTTTATTATTTCTTCAATTCTAATACGTTCCATAATTTCATCAGGACTTACCATTCCTGAAGGTAATACACCAACATTTAAACCAGCTTCACTTTTTCTATTTATAATTCTCGATGCAATTTTAATAGCAGATAACCCACTTCTTAAGGGGACACCACTAAAAATTAAAATTGTTGGTATTTGTGTTGGTACATTGGTTGTTGGTATTGATAATATTTTATTAAACCCACCAATAATACTATCTATGTTATCATATTCCATTTTATGTATTATTTAATAAATCATTTACTTTATTTAAACCAATCAAACTACTCATTTGTGTGGTATATTGTTCAACCTTTTCTTTTATTATCTTTTCAGCAACAGGTAATATTAATTTAGACATGTATGATACTGCTAAGTTAAAAATATACTCACATATTAAACTAACCATTTCTTTTGCTATACAAAAAATAATATTTTTAAATTTATTTAAATATTCAACAATATCCGAATAAACAATAAAGCTATCATTTTGAAAAAACTCCATAATTAAAAAAATTATTTTAATTTGTGGTTGTGCCACTGCCACTTGAACTAGTGTAGATACTAACATTTTTATTAATTTAGTAAAAAAATTATCTCTAACAGTGCTCTTATTATTATTTATTTGTTGGTTATTTGACTCGTATAATGTATTTTCAAAAGTATTACCAATATTGAATTTATCACTTGTATTAATAATACTTGTAACACAATCACTTAAACCACTAAATGATAGTGATGTTGTTATTAAACCACAACCCATATCGTGGGTCACATACCCGTTTTCAATTTTTTTTGATTGTTCAACAAGTTCATATAAATCATCAGTGGTTAAATCAATACTTTCTTTACCAGATATTAAATTATCAATTGCTTTATTTAATTTTAATTCCTTTAATATTTGATTTTCATTTTTTTTAGTTTTATTTGATAATGTACCATATATACCATCCATAACATTTGAAACAACCTCACTTTTATTTACAATTTTAGCATTATCAATAAAATTATTAAAAAAACTGTTAATTGTTGTTGTATTATCAGTATTTGGTTTAATTGTTAGTGTATCTAAAACATCATTATATTTTAAACCAATACCCATATTATCAGGAAAAAATTCAACCCCTGGTGTTTGTATTGATTTATATAACTGATTATCAAAATCTGATACTGCTGGGTCATTATACAATAAACCACCAACATCACTATTAGGGGCAACCCTAAACTTATTTTTTATATCAATATCACCAATATTCATGGTTATACCATTGTTTTGAAAACTGTTTGGTAGTGGTAATCCTGAATTATATTGTGTTGTATGCTTTTTTAAAGCTGTTTTAATTTTAACCTCACTTGTATCGATAACATCACTAAACATACCACCAATCAATTCTTTCAAACCATCAGTACCAGCTAAATTTTTTAAAACATCAATTAAATATTCAGTAACATCTTTTTTATTGTTAATTGAACTATAGGTGTTAATCTTATTTTTTAGTTGTTTATAAGCACCATTATTTTCATTCTCAAGAAAAGATGAATAAGTATTGATTGTTGTAAAAATATTTCTTTTGTTATCAATTAAACCCATTATCTATTATTCTTATCATTTTTTTTCTCTAATTCATCTTTAACCATTTGAATTAATTCGTTTCTTTTTGCTGGTGTTATTGTTTCACTATCATCATTACTCTCAGTTTTACTAGATAATGAGTTTGTTGTTGGAAACACAACATCTTTTAAAAATTTTAATAATAGAATTTTTTGGTCTTGGTTTTTTGCCTCAGCATTAATTAATTTAATAATTTGGTCACCAATTGCAGCAACCTCACCATTTTCTTTAACCCTACTCTCCCACTTAACAAATAATCTTCTAATATTAGCTTTAATGTTATGCGTATCATCATAAATTTCCTGAAGCAATTTCTCAATACTTGCTTGGTCTAACTGCATTTTTTTTCTAGTTGGTCTTGGCATAATAACTTTTTTTTATATAAATACCTGTTTAATAATTAATCATCAAAGGCGTTTGATTTACCAAAAAAATATATATCACTATATGGTTTAATTGCTAACCTAATTTCCTTTGTATTGAGGTTGGTTTGTTCTTTTAAAAAGAATAGTATTTTATTCTTCTGAAATTTATTTGTAACCCTTTTATTATATTTTCCTTCGGGGGTGTCCTCAATAAATAATATATGCCAATTTCTTAATATGTCAATAATTGCATGACCAACAAGTATTTCATTTTTTTTCAATGTTTTATCAGTTTCAATTTTTTCTTCCATTAATATAACAACATCATCAATTAATCTCTCATATTGATTTCTATCATCAAAATTTAGTTCATAACTATATCTAATACTTTCATTAATATCTTCAGCATATTCATCATATGAAAGGGTTACCATTTTATCCTTATATGTTTTTGTACTATGGTCTCTATAATAGTTTCTAATTATTGTCTGACAATAGCTATATGCTTTTGTTTTTTTACCTGATTTTGTTGGTGCTTCGGGATTAAACTTATAACAGTTAATAATTAAATGTTGCATAGCTGATTGTTCAATTTCCTCTAACGTATATCTCCCATGGTGTATTGGATACTTTCGAAGTATCGATTGAGACATTATTTTAAATGGTTCAATTAATACTTCATTATATATCTTATTTTTTTCTTCCTCCGAATCAGAAGAAATGTATTTTAAAAACGCAGCTTCTTCTCTTTCATCAAAATAGTTTTTTTCATTAGTCCTCATTTATAAGTTTATATTTCTACTCTTTTTTATTATTTTTAATATGTAAGATTAATTCATTGGCTAAATCAATACAATACTCTGCTTCATAATCAATATATTCATCGATATTATTGTTTAAATAATCAATTAAATTAGGTATATTATCTTTTGTGTTTTTAATAATAAACATTAGGTCGTTAACACCAATTTCAACTTCCCTTATAATTCTATATATAATTGGAAAAACGATTGTTGCTAATTTTAAATCCTTTAGTGTTGAAAGTTCTAAGTCTTCAAGTGTGTTATTATCTGAGTCTTCAAGTGTGTTATTATCTGAATTCAATAAATATTTTATTGTAAATTCAAAGCAATTAGCTGCTAGTATTTTTTTTTCATCACTAAGTCCCTCAAGAATACCAATCTTATCCCATCTTTCAAGTGTGTTTAAATCATCACTTATTTTTATTGTTTTTGTTAAATCTACTACCATTTATATAATATTTAGTTTTGAGATATCAATATCTCTGTCATTATTAAAATTAGATTCACTTACAGCAATATCAAACCAAAACTTTCTTTCTTCCATTGGCATTGTTTTACCATAAACATCAAACATACTATTTTCTCTAGTACTTAAATGTTTGTAACCTATTTTTGGAATACAGAACACCTTACCACCGTTATTAAGTAATCTTAACAGGTATTCATACATGAAAGTTAGTTTAATTTTAGTTTTATATTTACCATTGTTAATAAAATCAGATTTTTTAAAAATTGCACCCGATAATTTAAAATCACTATATTGTTTTAAGGAACTAATGTTTAAAAAACCAGCCTCACCATTTTCACCAACAAATTGTTGTGACCAAATAACCTCATTGGTTAGTTTTAATCCTTGGTTTTCATCATTAACCTCTACCATCATAGTTAAAAAAACATCAACATCTGGCATGGTTTTTATATACGTTTCACCGTTTTTAAAGAATGTTTTATTAATTTCATCATCAAGTTCTAGTACCATAAAATAATCAGTTTTAACCGAATTAACCGCTAGATTAACTTGTGATTGATAATCAGTATCACCTTCATTAATAACATAGTTTATTATGTTAAGATAATTTAATTTTACTTCGATGAGTTGTTTAACCTCTAAAGGTGAAACAATAATAATTTCAGATTTATACTCATCAGTTTGAGTAATTACTGATTCAATTGCTTTATGTAGGTAATTCTCAATTACCTCATTATATTCGTGTACTGGGATTATTGTTGTTATGTTCATATTTTTTATTTTAAACTATTTTCAAATAATGTTATTCTTTCATTAATAAATTCTTCATATTTACTAACAATTAACTCTGATGAGTTTTTTTGATTATATTTTGCAACATACTTATTCATTGATGTATAATAATCAGGTAATATACTATCATCTAAAAATTTAACGATAACCTCAGCAGTTTTTTTAGGTAATTCATAAAAATCACTAACCCAAATACCAACATTTTCTTCGGTTAATTTTAAATTTTCAGGGTTTGATTTATCGATTAAATAATCAGGAATGATATCAGGCATAATACAAATAGGAATTGTACCTGTTTTCATACATTCAATAGGAAATGTACCAAATGAACTAATTCTGTCAATCCAAACAGCTGCAAAATTATTTTGTAAACGTTTTGCAAAATCAATTCTTCTCATTTGTTGTGGTGGTTTGCTCATGGTTAACATTGGGTCAAAAGTAATCCAATTATATTGTGGATATTTAGCAAAAAATAACTTTACAAATTTAGAAATTTCATTTGCATTTCTCCCAACAATTGAAATGATTGGTTTCTGTGGTTCTTCAGCTTGTTTAAAATAATCAGGAATACCAATATCATATGTTTTTACATTATAAACATCACCATAATAATCAATAAATGTATTTTTAAGGGTTTCGGATGTTGTTAATACATTATGAATACCAAATGAATTCCAATCACTACCAGGTATCAAAGCATTAATCATATAATCTAAAGATTGTAATAAACCAATTCTCATACAAGGTAAGTTTTTTGTTTGTTCCATAATATTCGAAAAAACATCAGGTATAACAATTATATCCTCAGGACCAACAGTAATTTTAGGATTTGACATTAATATAACATTATGATTGGTTAATTCAACATCAACCCATGTTGGTATAATATAATCACCTTTTTCAACCATAATATAAACATCATAACCAGCGTTTTTTAGTGTTGTTGCTTGAAAAAATATTTCATATATACTTGCTGCTGGTGTTTGTGTATCAGGAACACAAAATAAAATTTTACTTTTTTTATTTTTTAGGTTCTCAATCACCATTTTAATTTTTTTAACATCTTCAGATTCGTTTTGAATCATTTCGTTTTTTAACTCTTTCATTTTTATTTTTTTTCTTTATATTTTTTTATTTTTTCAAATTCTTTATTACCGTTTAAATCATTAAGCTGTAATGTTGATAATCCTTTAAACTTAATATTCATATTATATGGCCTATTTAATTTAATAAGTTTTTTAAACCATGGGTTACCTAATTTAATTAATTTTGGGTCTGTTGTTATTAATACATCACAATCCTTCCACATATCAATTGAATTGTCAACAAATTTAATATTTCTTACTGTTGTGTTTACTTTACTTAGGAAAAACTGTGTTGGTTTAATACTAAAATTATTTTCAACTGAAAATAATATAAATTCAACATTATTACCATATTTTAAAATAAACTTATTAAAATCAACATCCATGTTTTTATACATAAATGGTGCTGAACCATGTATTTCAAAACAATAGTCAATATACATAAATCTATTATAAACATCCTTAGCTGTTAATTTAACTTCTTCAGGTAATTTAAATAAAAACGCATCTGCTTGAGATTCTCCATTTTCATCTTGTTTGTAGTAAATAGGATTAATATCAGGTATATCCTTTTCATCCTTTAATTCTCTTTCAATTTCAATAGTATCACTAAATTTATACTCATTAAAATAATCATAAACATATGGATTCTCAGGAACTCCATCTTCACCGAATTCGGTCACATAAAATCTATCAAATTGCAACCATTTGTGTCTTAGTACCTCATTAATATCAATACCAACTTTTATTTTTTTATTCATTGTTTTTAAATTTTATTTGGTTTATTTGAATATTTAAATTTTCGTTTAAAATATTCATTAATTCATTATGTTTTTCAACAAGTTTTTTATTAGTTATATATTTAGGATTAATACATTCAATCCTACAATCGGTTGATTGAATTGGAATTGTTATAATTGTTCCATCAAAATCAGGTGGTGCAACTTGTTCCGTTACTTTATTAACATATGTTTTAATGTCTTCACTACGAATATTAGCAACTCCAATATATAAAACTAAAATTTCTTTATTCTTTTCCATATAATTCTTTAAATTTGTTTTCAATTTCTGTAATTAATGGGTTTCTAACATTAGTATCTTCTTCACTCATTGTAATTGTTCCAATTTTAGGTGTTGAATTAAATAATTTAATGATTTTTCTTAATGAACTTTCATGTTTATTCTTCATATCAATTTGATTTTCATCACCCAATAAAATAAGCTTACAATTATTACCAATTCTTGTCATTTGTGTTCTAGAATTATCTAAACTAACATTCTGAAACTCATCACCAATAATAATACAATCATCCAAACTAGCACCCCTCATATATGCTAAAGGAAAAGGTTTAATTATTTCAGCATCCAATAACATATTTAATGTTGATTTTTCAATAAGTTTTTCAAAATTTATGAAAAAACTCCACATAAAAGGTTCAATTTTTTCTTTTAGATTACCTTTTAAAAAACCCAATTCCTCGTTTTTTAAAGTAGTTACTGATTTAACAAGATATATAGTTTTATAACTATTTTCAGGATTTTTTAACAAGTTTAACGCAATACCAATAGAAACCAGTGTTTTACCAGTACCTGCTGGACCATTACAAATTGTTATTTCATTTTCCTTTATAGATTTTATTAGTTGTTTTTGACTATCATTTTTAGCAACAATTTTAATATTATCTTTTAAAATTTTACCAATTTCTGATTTTATTTTATATAATTTATTTTCATTAACATCAAAATCATTATTATTATTTTTTGATTTACCCATAGTTTAAATAGTTTATTTTTTTTTATAATTTTTTGTTTACTATTTAGTAGTACGATATTTTTTTAAAAATCTTGAATTTAAATTAAAAATCATTGTATTTATGAAAAATAATAATAAACTATAAAAAATTATAAAATGGAAGAAAATAAAATGGTTGAACGTATAAATTTGAGTGACGCTATAAAAGGATATAATGAGAACAATCAAATACCTGAACAAGTTGCACCAACTAATTATAAATTACCTGTTAATGACTATATGACAACATTAACTAAAGAAACTGACCCTGATTTAATAATGTCTCACGAAATGGTCGATTTACCATCCAAAGGAATTCACTATCAAAATAAATTAACACAAGTTGCTGTTGAATATATGACATCTAGGGATGAAGATATTTTAACAACACCATCACTAATTGAAAATAATACTGTTTTTGAGGTTTTATTAAAAAGAAAAATTAAATCTCCTGGAATAAGTCAAAATGATTTATTACCTGGTGATAGAAATGCTATTTTATTATTTTTAAGAACTTCAAGTTATGGTTCAGAATATCATGTTCAGGTTTATGACCCTAGAACAAATAAACCATTTGCAGCAACAGTTGATTTGCTTAAATTAAAACATAAAGAATTAACAAAAAAACCTGATGAAAATGGTCATTATTCTGTAGAATTACCATTAAGTAAAAAAACTGTTAAATTTAGATTATTAACTTTTGGTGAGGATAATCAAATATATAAACAAGCTGAATCACTACGGGAAGCATATAATGAAGAAGTTAGTTCATATAGTACCTTAAAACTCAAAGCTAGTATATACTCAATCAATGGTAGAACTGAAAGAGATTATATTAATAAATTTGTTGATGTAATGAGGGCTTTGGATGCATTTGCTATTAGAAAAGAAATATTAAATGTTTCACCAGATATCGACATGAATTATGAATTTACAACATCAGATAATTATAAATTTACTGCTAATTTAAGCATCGGTATAGATTTTTTTTTCCCAAGCATCTAGTAGGTGAATATAAAAAAATTGTTAATGAAGAGATATATATATTAACAAAACATGCTAGATTTCAAGCCGATTATATAGAAAATATACCAATTTATAGAAGAAGATATTATTTACATTTATTTAATATTGAACAAGAAAAAATTGAAGAACAAAATAATAAAATTAATAGAAAAACTGGTAGTAGATAATATTACCAGTTTTTTTATTTAACTATTTATATATAAAACATATTAATATGGCTAAAAAATCATCAAACATACCTGATAGTGTTGTAAATCTTACATTAGATACATATAAAGCATTAGAACAAGCATCTAATGAGCAAAAAACTTTAAACAATTTACAAGAACAGTATGCTCAGGGTCAACGTGTTATTAATGATTTAAAATCAAATTATAATAATCTAACCACAGAACAAAAAGATAGTTATGATAGAATAGTAAAAAATCAATTAGCCTTAGGTAGTGAAATAAAAAATAGTAGGATTGAATCAGAAAAACATAATAAATCACTTGAAATTAGAAATCGTTTATTAGCACAAAGTATTAGTGTTATTAAATCAACCTTTGGTTGGATGGTTGAACAAGATAAGATTATTAAGTCAACAATACTATCTTTAGGAGTTTCAGGACAAAAAGCTAGTGATATTAGAACATCGTTTGAACAAACAGCACAATCAGCATTTATATTAGGTGGTTCATTAGAAGATATTTCAACAATTATGACAGGTTTTGCTGATGAAACTGGTCGTGCTAAAGTATTATCACAAGAAACACTTGAAAGTATTATTGCTATGGGTAGAGGTACTGATTTAGGTGTTGAAGGTGCAACTAGATTAGCTGCTCAATTTGAATTTATGGGTGTTAGTGTTCAACAAACAAGCGAATTTGTACAAGGTATTGTTGATACTTCAGAAAGAATGGGTGTTAATACCGTTAAAGTATTAAAATCTGTTAATGATAATTTTAAAAAATTACAAACATTTACCTTTACTAAAGGTTCAAAAGCTTTTGCTGAAATGGCTATTAATGCTGAATTAACAAGGGTTTCAATGGAAAAGGTTTTAGATGTTGCCGAAGCTTCTAGAAAATTAGAAAATGTTATTGAATTAGGTGCACAATTACAATTAATGGGTGGGCAATTTGCAAAAATGGACCCGTTTAATTGGTTATATACAGTACGTAATGAACCTGAAAAATTAACTGAACAATTATCTGAAATGACAAGAGGTTTATATTCAATAAAGAAAACAGCTAAAGGTACTTTTGAATCAGTTATTTCACCTGTTGATGCAGATAGAATGAGATTTGTTGCTAAACAATTAAATATGACAAATGAAGAATTAGCTGAAATTGGTCAAAGAAGATTAGCACTTGATAAAATAAGTGGTAGTTTAAAAGGGATGGGTTTTACTAAAGAACAACAAGAATGGATTGCTGGTGCAGCAACACTTAATAAAACAACTGGTGAATATATGATACAAGTTGGTAACGGTCAAGTTGCTTTACAAAATCTAACTAAAGCACAAGCTGAATCAACTATTCAAGAACAAGTAACCCTTGATAAAAGAGCAAAAGATGCAATGACATTTAATGAACAACTTGATGCAACTATTAATCAATTTAAATCAATATTATTACCTTTATTAAGAGGAGTTAATAAAGTATTAGACAGTGTTAAACCTTTTGTTGATGTTATAGCAAAATGGGCTAATAATGATGTTGTTAGAGGTGCTGCTATGATAACAGCAGCATCATTACTATTAATAAATGGTGTTAAATGGCTTGGTAATACCTTAACTGCAACAAGAGCATTATTTAATAAAGGTGCACTTACAACAGTGGCTGCTAGTGGTGGTTCAACAGTCGTACCTGGTGGTAAACCACTTGCTGGTGCTGCTAAACAAAGTTACAGTAAAGCAAGAACAGCACAAACAGCTGCTTCAGGTAAAGCATTTATGCAAAAAGGGGCAGGTATTGGTATTGCTGCAGTTGGAATTGGTGCTGGTATTGGTATAGCTGCAGTTGGAATAAGTAAGTTAGCTGATTCAATGGCTAAATTAAATGCAACACAAATACAAGCATTACCAGACGTAATACTAAACTTAGGATTAGCTTTTGGTGCTGCTGCTATTGGTTTAGGTGTTATGGCAAAGGTTGCTAGTGTAAGTACATATGGTTTAGCTGTAATATCAGGGGTGGCTTTAGCATTAGGTGCTTCAATGTATATGGCGGGTACTGGTATAGGTAAAATGAGTAGTGGTTTAGGTGAATTAGCAAGTAAAGCAAAAGGTAGTGGTTGGGAATTAGCACAAATAGGTGCTGGTATTGCTGCAATTAATTTAGCTTTGTTTACAACAGGTTCACTTGGTTTTATTGGTGGTATGTTGGGTGGTTTTACCACATTAAAAAAAGTTGTTTCAACAATAGCTGATAAATCTGATAAATTAGCAGTTGCAAGTGATGTTTTTAAAAATATAGGTGTTATGTTATCAGGTAGTAAAGAAGATTTAGTACAAATAACAAATCTTGTTAATGCAATATCAGGTGTTAATAAAACAAAATCTAATGTTTTTAGTGATTTAGCTAATTTAATGAATAAACCATTAAAAGTAGAGTTTGCTGACAAATCAGTTATGTTAAATAACGATATTACTCTAAATATTGATGGTCAAAAATTAATGAATAAAACATATAGTGTTTCGGTTGCAATAAAAAAACATGAGCTTGCAAAACACGGTCAAGGTAAATAATTATATTTTTTTAACTAAAAATTTAAAAAATTACTTGTTTTTGTCAAAAAAAAATCGTAACTTTGCACGAAGTTTAAGCAATTAGTGAAAAACGGTATGTACAACATCGCTTAAAACATGCTTCACTCCTCGCTAAACTTCTTTTCAGTTCCACTAAAAGCAAAGATTACTTCGTTTTATTTTAAATAAAAAATCATTCAAAATAAAAACTCGTGAATACAATCAGTACTCAAGGGATAACTATATCCTGTTGTGAAACAACATAATTTTAAAACACAAAAATTTATTTTAAATTAGATACTATTTATATTAAATTACATAATCTATGCCAATAAATTCTGAAGATTTAAGAAATAACTTACTTAGTAGAAATCTATATTCAATTAATAATGAATATCCAATTAATAATGATGGTAACATCAAAAATGTATTGGATACAATTAATCTAATTAATAAGATAGTATCTCCTTTTAAGGGTTATGATTTAAGTACTAGTCCATATGCCAATTTAATAGATTATGATAATCAAACTCCAATTACTCAAATTGGATTAAATATGTTAGGTAAACAAATAGCTTTAAATGAAATTTCACATTTAAAACAGCAAATAGGTTCACGTGTAAATGTTAATAATTTACTTGATGGTGATAGTAATACCAAATTATTTAATAATGATATGAAGTTAACCAAATCTGATTTAACTTTCAAAGATGTGTTAAATAAATTATCATTCTCAAGTTTTTATGTTGATGACCCATTACCAACACTTGAAGTTGGTAAATATGTTTATGATAAAAACAATGTTTTAAAAGATAGTATTAGTAAAGGCCAAACTAATGAAAGACTTGATAACCTCAATAGAAATAAAAATAATGATGACAACCAATATAATAAAGATATAGTATTTGGTGTTACAGATAAAAAAGATAATAATTATATAACATTATCCAATGAAGGGTGGTTATCTACTAATTCAGAGTTTAGTAGTGAACTACCCAAGAATGCTAATAAGATTGTTTGGGGTAGAGATGGATTTAATGGTAATAATTCATACTTAAGAGGTGATTATAATAAAGATACAACAAGAGAACCCAATAACTTAACAGAGTTTAATGTTTACCAGGAAGGTATTTTATATCATACCCAACAATTAATAAATGACAGTGGTGGTGAATTTGGTGATATAACAAGAAAAGCGTTTTTAAAAGATAAAAGAGTTATTGGTTTTAATGGTAGTGGTTTATGGAACAGTAATAATAGTGCTTATGCAAATAAAAGTAATACCAACGAAACTACTGGTGTTAGACAACATACAGTATTAGACCAATATGATAGATTTGCAAAAGCAATTAGATTTGAAGGTAATTATGTTTACGGTGGAAGTGAAAATTCAGTTATTAACAAAACAGTAATACCAAGATTTCACCCAACAGTTGATAAAGAATCACCAACGGGTTATAATAATAAAAATTTAATGTTTAGTATTGAAAATCTTGCTGTAAAGGTTAATAATGAGGGTATTGTTGATGATGAATATGGTACACAAATACCCAAAAGTGAAATAGGTCCTTTAAATGGTAGATTAATGTGGTTTCCTCCTTATGGAATTGAAATACAAGAAAATGCATCAGCTAGATTTGAATCTACTGTTATGATGGGTAGAAATGAACCAATGTATAATTATATGAATTCTGAAAGGAGTGCAACAATAACATTCACATTATTAATAGACCATCCTCAACAATTAAAGAATTTTGAAAGTAGTTTAAATAGCCAAAGAGATATTTCAGATTTCTTTGCTTTTGGTGGTGATGTTTACAATAAACAAAGTGTTATTACAAATATTGAATCTAATCTTAATAAATTAAGAAAAGAACGTGAAAAAATTAAAATTGTAAATAGAAACAGTTATATCGATAACCCAATTCCAAGTAAAACAACTAAATTTTATTTTCCTAATGATGTTCCCTCTGTAAATGATGACCTGAATAGTGTTATTAATACCATATATAAAACATCAATGTATGAAATTGGCAATAAATTTTATAATAAAATTAATAATCAGGATGGTGATTTAAATAGTAATATATTTTTTAAAGAATTTACGGGTATTGAAAAAGTGTTAACCCAAGAAGCTTTAAATAAAATTAATTACTATTCTTTTGATAGTAATTTAAACGGTGAAACCACTGACGATAATAATATAAACATACAAAAAATAAGAAATGACCCCAATTCATATAGTTATATAATATTGGATAATCATATGTCACAATATGATTTTAAGGGTAATATTAATACTTTTGATGGTACTACCAATACATTAAATGATATGTTATTGACGTTTTTTAGTAATACCGATAATTTTAAATATTATAATATTAAATTAACAGGGGCGGCAAGTAGAGTTGGAAATGATAATGAAAAACTAGCAAAAAGAAGAATTGATTCAATTAAAAATTTAATTACTTTAAGATTACAAAAAATGTTTGGTAATGATGTAAAACCAATTTTTGAAGAAAATAATATATCGGATACAAAATCAACTAATAAATCTAAAATAACTGATAATCAATATACTTATGCAATAAAAATAGAGCGTTATGTTGAAATTACTATAGAAAGAAATAAACAATCAATAATACCAACAGATAATAATTTTGAAAACAATCAAGATAAGATTAAATATGATTATTTAACTAAACAAATTGAGTATTTAGAAACACAAAAAAACAATAAAGATATTGATGATGGTATTTTTAATGAAACCAATATAAACGATGGTATTCAACATGGTTTTGATTCAATAAAAAATAATAAATTTTATAATGGATTTCACACACAAACCCCTGAAGATTTACATAAAAGATTAACCTTTTTACATCAATGTACAAGACAGGGTGCTGCTGTTCATTATTATAGTGAAATTAAAGATGAAAAATTAATATCAAAAAATTCAGTATTTGGTAGACAACCTATATGTATATTACGAATTGGTGACTTTTTTTACAGTAAGATTGTAATTGAATCAATTCAATTTGATTATACTGATGCTCCATGGGATTTAAATCCTGAAGGTTTTGGTGCTCAACCGATGTTGGCTAGAATTAATATGAATGTAAAAGTAATTGGTGGCCAATCATTAAGTGGTCCTGTTAATGCGTTACAAAATGCAGTATCTTATAACTATTATGCTAATTCAACATTTACAAACAAAGGTATTTATCAATTACCTTCAGCAATGGCTGATTATGAATACACGAAAGGAACTGATACAACAAGAGCTTTTGAAGAAAGAAATAAAAAATTTAAAGATAGTTTAAATAAAAAATAATAATGGCTAACTATAACGAAAACAGATATGATGAATTAGCTAAAGGTAAATTAATGCCATTAGCTAAATTACCTATTAACCAAAGTGATAAGTATATATTTTGGAATTCAATGTTAAATAGATATGATAAAATATCGCAAAAATATTATAATAGTCCTTTTTATGATTATCTATTAATATATGCAAACACTGATTATTTATCAGAATTTGATATACCTGATGGAACATTGATTAGAATACCATTTCCATTAAATAAAGCAAAGGCTGATTATAATGCAATAGTAAAAAATCAAAATAATTTATAAAAATACTTGTTAATCTAATATTTTTTATATATTTTTGTAAAAATCAATAAACGATGTATAATAAAATAAACATAATATTTTCATCACACTTAGGTAAAGTTAAAAATGATGAATTTATAAATCATATAAAAAATACCATAGGTGTACCTTGTGATGTATTTTGTTATGAAAATTATAATGAATTTAGTTTATCTAAAATATATAACAGAGGATTTAAAGAACATTTCGAAGATAATACAATATATGTTTTCTGTCATAATGATATAACATTTAAAACAACTGATTGGGGTAAAATTTTACTTAGAAAGTTTAATAATAGTGATTATGATATATTAGGTGTTGCTGGTAGTACATATATTGCTGAAAATGGTGTTTGGTGGTCAGATAGAAGTAAAATGCATGGTTGTGTTGAACATACAAATGGGGTTAGTTGTTGGGTAAGTAAATACTCCAATGAAAGGGTTGGTTTAATTGTCCCAGTTGTATTGGTTGATGGTGTATTTATTGCAATTAAACCTGATTCTAATATGGTTGAATGGAATGAAAAATATAACAATTTTCATTTTTATGATGTTGTAAAGAGTGTAGATAATTACCTGGAAGGTTTTAATATTGGTGTTATAAATGATATAAGAATATTACACCAATCAGTTGGACAAACTAATGATAAGTGGGAAGAGAATAGAATCCAGTTCGTAAATGAATTTAAAGAGTATTTACCATTAGATATAAATGATTTTAAAAATAAATAATAGATGATAAAAATAGATAAAATTGATACTGGATTACCTGTTAGTGTTATTATACCATTAAGCAAACATAGAGAAGAATTTTTTTATAATATGGTATTACCATTAATAGAAGCTAATAATGTTAATGAAATTATTATTAATAGTAACGAAGGTTCTGCACCAAAAAAAAGAAATGATGGATTTGATGCATCAACACAACCATTTGTGTTCTTTTGTGATGATGATATTTTATTACCAGCTAATTATATTGAATCCCTTTATAATGAAATAATAAAAAATAATGATATTGCTTTTACATACACAGGATATGAAGGTATTGTGTTAAATCCTCAAACACACCCAATGCATGGTAATTTTAAAATACCACATATAGAGTTTAGTGAAAATCAATTAAAATATGCTAATTATATTTCAACTATGAGTTTATTAAGGAGAGAGCATTTTCCATATTTTGATGAAAAATTAAAAAGGTTACAAGATTATGATTTATGGTTGACTATTGTAAAAAATGGTGGTGTTGGAAAATTGGTTAAAAATAACACATTTTATGCATTTTATCTTGATGATGGAATAACATCAATACAAAATAATGAAGTAGATGCTGTTTTAGCAATAAGAAATAAACATTCACTATAATCATGAGAAATAATAAACTATCAAAACGAGAGCTTTTAGAATTAAAATTAGAGGAAAGAAGGTCCAAATATAATTATATTAACAAAAAAACAGATATAATTAAAAAGAAAATTGAACCAATTAATTTCGAAACTATATTTAATGATAATAAAATTGAAGAGATTAATTTCGAAACTATATTTAATGATAATAAAATTGAAGAGATTAACGTTCAAAAAGAATTTAAACCGATTACCAAACCAACTCGTGATGAAAGAAGATGTAACACACTAGATATTGTAAAAAAAATTGAAACTGAAATTGTTAAAAATGAATATAAACCAATATCAATATTGGTTACAGCATATAATACATTTAACTATATTGAAGAATGTTTAGATTCAATAGTAAATCAAACATATTTTAAAGATAATAATAATTATGAGATTTTATTGGGTATTGATTCATGTAAAAAAACATTAGATAAGGTTTTAAGTATATCATATAAATATAAAAATCTTAGAATTTTTATGATGAACACTAATAAGGGAACTTATGTGACAACAAATACGTTATTAGATATTGCAAAATATGAAAATATTTTAAGATTTGATAGCGATGATGTTATGTGTAACAACCTTGTTGAAACAGTTTTAAAATATATTGATGAATTTGATATTGTACGTTTTTTATACTTTGATTTTGAAACAAATATCTATAATACAATTAATAACAGGTCCAACAAATACGCAAATGGTATTATATTAATTAATAAAAAGGTTTTTGATAAATGTGGTGGTTATCAAGATTGGGTTTGTGCTGCTGATACTGAATTATTATTAAGAATAACTAATTTTTTTAGGTTTAAATTATTAAATAAAAAATTATTTTATAGGAGAATACATTCAGAAAGTTTAACACAAAAAAAAGAAACATCTGAAAATTCAATTATTAGAAATTCATATCATAATAGTATTCGAAAATATGGTATTAATGAGGATATATATATTATAAAAAATGTAAATAAATATAAAGAGTATTATGTTGATTTGGATATTAATAAAATAGCAATACTTATTGTCAATTTAAACAATATTGAATATACTAAAAAATGTATAAACTCGTTAAATAATCAAACAAATAAAAATTTTAAAATTTTTTTAGTTGACCAAAATTCTGATGAGATTGGTACTTCTGAATATCTTGATGAATGTCTTAATAATGATATTATTGTTATTAGAAATTCAGATAATTTACCATTGAACCATATATGGAATAACTTTAAGAATTTAACAAATTTTAAATATTTATGTTTTTTAAACAACGATACAATATTATCATCTAATTATGTTGATGATACATTAAAAACGTTTAATGATAATATTAAAATTGGTATTGTTATCCATGTTACAAATAATAATCAGTATAATAAAACGAAAAATAAATTAGAATATACAGTATTAACAAAACCAATGTGTCAGGGTTGGGATTTTACAATTAAAAGAGAATTATATCCCGTTATACCAAAAGAGTTATTAATTTTTGGTGGTGATGATTATATTTTTTCTAAACTATATAAATATGGATATTTAGTGGCGATGGTTTATAGTTCACCAATCATACACTTCAAAGAGAGAACTAGATGTAACATACATAATATTAAGGAAATTCAAAATAACGATAAAAGTAATTTATATAAAATTGTTTCTAATGAAAATCTTATTTTAACTGAGTCAACAACTCAAAATAAAATTTGTAATAAATATCCACCAAAAAGGTTTAATATAATTCAAAATAAGAATTGTGTATATACGGCAATTATTGGTGATTATGACACGCTAACAACGCCAACTAAAATCGAAAACAATTGGGATTATATCTGTTATACTGATAATATTAATTTAAAATCCGATGTGTGGAGAGTTATATATATCAACAATCTTATTAATATTATTGATAATACTAAATTATCTAGATATGTAAAACTTAATTTTAATGAATTTTTATCTAGTTATGAAAATGTATTATGGGTTGATGGTAGAATTTCAATTAACACTAATCTAAATGACTATCTTAATCATTTAGATAACGATGTTGATATTGTCATGGTAAAACACCCATATAATAATTCAATTAATGAGGAGTTTGATAATATACTTAAACTTAAATTGGAAAAAAAAGATATTGTTGATAAAATTAAAATAAGATATAATAATTTCAACTATAATTATGATAATGGTTTAATCGCATCAGGTATTTTATTATTTAAAAATAATATAAATACAATTAGTTTTTTTAATAAATGGTGGTATGAGGTTTATAATTATTCTAATAGAGACCAATTATCCGCAAATTTTGTATTATGGAATAATAAAAAGGTTAGGTATAAAATTATTGATAATGTATTAGGTAATAGTTTTATTCAAAATAAAAGAAAATCTAAAAGAATTACATATGAGTGATATTTTTTACAAAAAGGATTATATGTTTTTTAAAAATTTGTTGATAAATAACAAACATTTTAAATACTCAAGATTCAATGATGGAGAACTAATTGCAAGTAGTTGTCTAAACCCAAATGGATATAATTGTGATAATCACCAATATTTTTATAATATGGGTGTGGAACTACAAAATATTTTATTAAACTATAAAAATCAAGATAATTATTATCTACAAACATATGATTATTGGTATAATGAACTGCCATTAATAAAAGAACTTATTAATAAATATAAAAATATTAATAATAATTTAGTATTAATTGATACAGACTTTATTAGATATATACATGAAAATGAACCTGATATTTATATTGAATTACTTGATATATTATTTAAAAAAAAGGTGTGTGTTGTTGGACCATATTATTTAAGTCGGTTAAAATGTTTTTTCAATTTTGATTTTATTGAAGTTCCGATTAATAATTGTTATTTAAGTAAAGATATAATTATTAATAATATTAATAACTATAAAAACGATAATCCTGAAGATGTAATATATTTGTTTTGTGCATCAATGCTATCAAATATATTAATCGATTATTTTAAGGATAGTAACACTTATATTGATTGGGGGAGTACTTTTGATACTTTTTTTAATTCATTTAGTAATTATAATATATATAAAAGACAGATGGTTTTTTTAAAAAATAATAATATTAATTTAACAGAAAAATATAAAAATTATATACTATGATAAAATATAACATATACATTATAACTTGTGATAAATCAAATTGGATTTTAAATGTAACGATTCCACTATTAGAAAAATATTGGAATATAAAAAAGTCGGTTAAAATATTAGGTTTTAGTAAACCTAATATAACATTACCCATTGATTATGAATTTATATCAATGAAACCTAAACAGGAAAGTATTGATGATTGGGCAAATGATATTTACTCAATAATGTCTAAAGATGAAAACGAACATATATTGTTTATGCTTGACGATTTTTTACCGTTTGATTATTTAAATGTTGAGATGTTAAATTTTTATATTGATAAAATGATTAATGATGAAAATATTGTTAGATGTGGATTAGGTTCTGATATGCAGTTTTTACCACATACAATTACTGAAAAACATGATAAATTCAGTTTAATTGAACTTAACCAAAATTCAGAGTATCGAATAAGTACACAACCATCGTTATGGAAAAAGGATTATTTTTTAAAATATTTAAAACAAAGTAAAAATCCGTGGCATTTTGAAACTAATTGTAGTCCATCTGATGGCTATAGAATGATAAGCACTATTAATGATTATTGTTATTATTATATATGTGAAAGTGCATTATCTAATAGATACCCTGGTATGGTTAATATATTAGGTATGAAATTTGAAGATTTAAAACAATTTATTGGTGCTAATATTCTACAACCTGAAAGGCTACAGTTTGGTATGCATTATGGAAGAGTTCCACAGTTTATAAATTATCAATATGGATTTAATATTGATATATTAAGAAACTATGTTCCAGAACAAAGATATAATGAATATAAAATTAAATATAATAGGAGTTATGAAAATTAAAAAAAATAAAAAATACGTTGTTACTGGTGGTAGTGGTTTTTTGGGTAAAGAATAATTAAAAAAATAATTGAAGGTTGTCCATATAGTAATGAGGTTGGATATTTTACAATAATGAAATAATAAACTTAATTTAAATAAAAAGAATAATGATAACAAGAACAGACATTTTAAATTTTATAATACATAACTATAAATTTAACACATACTTGGAAATTGGTGTAAGAGACCCAAATGAAAATTTTAATAATATTATTATTAAAAACAAGGATGGTGTTGACCCATTTCCAGTAACCCCTGTTAAATATCAAGTTACTAGTGATTTATTTTTTAGTGATTATGTAAACAATAAAAAATACGATATTATTTTTGTTGATGGATTACACACATCAGAACAGGTATATAAAGACATAAAAAACTCCTTAATGTGTTTAAATAATGATGGGTTTATTGTAATACATGATTGTAATCCCACACTAGAATACCACACTAGGAGTTATGATGAATATTTGAAACATAGGGGTATATGGAATGGTGATGTCTTTAAAGGTTTTATTAAGATAAAAAATGAATTACCTGAATATAGTTGTTTTGTTGTTAATGAGGATTATGGTTGTGGTGTTATAACAAAGAAAAAGATTTTAAATAATAATACTATTGATTTAAATATAGATGATATTAATTGGGAATTTTTTAATAAAAATAGAATAAAATTGTTACAGTTAATTGAGTTTGATGAATTTATTAAATTATTTTAATTAAATTCTTGTATATTTAAAATTATTATTGTATTTTTGCATAAAATAAAAATTAACTGAATGAAAATAGGTAGAATATTATATTGTGATGAGTTGGTTAATCATGAAAAATTAGATTATATTGACTATCAAAAAATCGATATTAATAATATAACGTATAATGAAAGCGAGCTACCAACATTAATTGTTGGGTGGTATTTTGTTACATGTTTAAATTTTAATAATACAAGTATTGATGATAATGTTATTTTAAAGAATAAATTATATTGGGAATTTTCATATAGTGAAAATAAATCAAACCATATTGATGGGGTTAAAAAGTTTGTTGAAAGATTACCATATTATTGTTTTATGGAAAAATATAACTATATAAACATTGACCCAGTTTTTCATAATATTGAAAATACATTGGATGTGTTTAAGTTTATAAATAATGACATTAGGGCTATTTTAAACCATAGAGATGAATATATGTATATTCTATCAAATAATAATATTTATGGTCTTAATTTAAACCATTATAGGTTCTATAATGATGATATTGATGAGTTAGGTTTAGCATTGGTAAAACATTCACCATTTTATACATATGATGATGGTGATTATTTAAGTAAGTATTTTAGAATATTTCCAACATTTATTCATCTTAAAAGATATTTAATATCAATTTTAGTTGATTTTGATGTTTTGTAGTATTTATAATAAATAAATTAAATATTATGGAAAATAAAACAGAAAAAGCGATTAATGATTTTATTGGAAATCCTGAAGAATTGGAAACTAATGAAAACGTTAAAACTATCCTTTATGAAAGAGAAGGATTAATTGAACGTGTTGATAAGATTTTAATTACAAATGATGGAAGACAATTATTAAGAGAGCAATATTAAAAAAAGTAAAAAACTGATGGGAAAAAATAAAAATAAACTTTTTGAGTCAAATATCGAAAAGTTAAAATATGTTATTAACTATAACATTAATGAAACACCAAGATATCGTCCTTTAGTTGGAATGGATGAGGTTTTTGATGAATTACCATCAACAAGTGATGATTCTAATGAATTTGAACAAGGTAACAAACCTAAAGAAACCCCACAAGAACCAGTTAATCCTGAAACCCCACAACAAAATCCTGAAACTCAAACATCAGTACCACCAAGTCCAACCCCAGCATTTGATAATTCCCCTGAAACACCAACTCAACCAGGTATGGAAATGGGTGTTGAACCAAAAGTGGATGTAATTCAAAATGATATAATTAAGGATAATATTGAAACTATGAAATCAATACATTCTAAAATTGATATGTTGGATTTAATGGTGCAAAATATTAACAAGAATTTATCTAAAATAGCTACAGATGTTGAAGAGGTTAGAGAACCAACCGATGGTGAAAAGTTTATGAATAAAAAATATGTTTCATATCCATATAGTTATCAATTAAGTGATTTATGGAATGATAACTGGTTTAATAAAAAAAGGGAAGAAGAATCTGAAATGGTGAATGGTATTAGAAAATTAGAAGATGGTTCATATATTGCAGATTTTGAAGATTTACCACAATATTCAAAACAAGATATTAAAAATAGTTTTCATACATTGAATGAAGACGAAAAAAAAAAGTCAACACCTCGAGAAAAAATAGTTAAAGAGAATATTATTAATACTTTTTTAAAGTTTTGTGATGATAAATTAGAATTGAATGGTGATTTACCAAAATTAATCATTATTAATGACAATAGCTTTACTGATAAATATAAATCTTTTGGTGGATATAATACAGAGAATAGAGATATAACTCTTGTTGTTACTAGAAGAATACTGGCTGATACATTAAGAACTCTAGCACATGAATTAGTACACCATAAACAAAATTTAGAGGGTAGAATAAAAGAAGATTCAGGTAAAACTGGTAGCGAAGAAGAAAACGAAGCTAATTCAAAAGCAGGTGTTTTACTTAGAGATTTCGGAAAATTACAACCAATGATATACACACACACTTATGAAGATTTACAATAAACCAGGCACAAGAATAAGATTAGTTGAGATGATGAATCAAATAAACAACACTAATCTTGAGGATATTAATCCAAATCAATTATTAAATACATCATTTGAGAATCTGTTAAATGGTAACCTTAATGTAAATGATAAACAGTTAAACAATAATGAGGATACTGATATTTTAGAGCTAAAATGCGATGATAATTCAATGTTTAAATTTAATATTAATACCACTAATGATGATATTGATGGTGTTTTTAAAATCAACAATGCTGAATTGGTTGAATTTAGTAATGGTTCTGATGTTAATTTGGTTGGTGAAGAATTAACTGGATTTAATAGTC